ACCACATAAAATATAGCTTAACTTTTAAGTATGATGTTATTTTAAGTGCCGCAAAAAGTGCGGCACATAAAATGGAATTAAGTGTTAAATCCCGCATTAATTGCGGCATTACTCCTTATATACATACAGTAATAGAATATATATACATACATATACATGCGACTTTTGTTGATATATGTATAAAAAATACACAGTACAGTAAGCTAGAAGAAATTCCAGTCGAGGGAAAGATCTCATTTGAAACTCTCTGGGATTTTTACCACGCCCTATTCGCCAAACGTAGAGAGCGAAAAAAAGCAGCCATGCAAAAATACTACAAGTTGACTGAAACACAACGCAATTGTTGTTTTATGCATATTTGCCATCAGTTCCTATTTTGGTGTTTTGATCAGAAAATAGCACTGCATTTCTTAGATTTAGATTTTCACAAGCTAAACCAACTCAAGAAAACCCTTGAGACGAAATACGTGCCCTTCTGCCGAACGTTTTTAGAAAACCTAGACCCAGACGAGGGTAAAAATTATGACGACTTACAAGCCCCCTATGAGCGAATCAAACGTGTACAACATACATCCGGAAAACGTAGCCTATCATCCGAATATGCACAAAAAGTCCGAAATGCCGGAATTGATCCCATTGCGGATAGTCTCCTCAACTAATTGTACTACTGAGGAGCTTACAGAGCGCTGTGATAAGGTTTTTAATACGTTTAGGGGAATATATGCCCCAAGGTGGGAAAATGCTTTAAATCGATCAGAAACGGATTTTATATGCATTAGGAAAACTTGGATGTCAATTCTAGCGCACTACTCTATCGAAATTATTGAAAAAGCTCTTCAAGATATGGTAGTTTCTGGCAAGCATGCTGAATTTTGGCCAACACCTATACAATTTAACCAAATATGTAGAGCTACGAAAAAAATAATGGTCGAAAATAACACAGTTGAACCATGTGACGTTGAACCATGTGACAAAGCCGTACCTATGCCAGAAGAAATGCGTAGTTATTTCAACAATATAGCAAAACAAAAGAAGGTGGAAAGTTAATGGAAAATGTACACGAAAAAATACCATTGATTACAAGGGTACAAAAGCTTGAAGATCAACTAAATAATGAGGTTGAGGGATTACAAAGGGGGCTGTTGGATATTATACAAATATTTATTGAAAAAAACCCCGACATGAAACTAGCCTTAGATAATCATACGCAAAATATACAAATCAAGGAATTGTTAAAAAATAAAACCAATGGTCAGGAGGACACATTAGGATGAGTAAAATTTATAAAGCTTTAACAGATTGTTCAGACTGTGGGGAAATGTTTGAGTTTGATTTCAATAAATCGATTAGAAACGAAAACGGTTTTATTTGCGAAGATTGTGCAAGAGTTTACACCGTGGTAAACTTAGATGACCTGGAGATGATTTATGACGGAAAATGAAAATCAAATAGTACATCTTTTAACTAGAAAAACTATGGTGGCATTAAACGATTGCGTGAAAACATTAAAAAAGTATTGTGATGTATTGTCAATATGGACTATCGCCAATAGTGCAGCTATTATTCTTTTGTTTTACTTGGTTTTAAAATGATTGATTTTTAGTCAAAAATATGCTATAATCATACTATTATGTGTGATGCTACGGAAAGCAAACAAATCTACCTTCCTATATATATACAAAGAGGAAGAAAAAGATACTATCTCAACCTTAACAGGTATCGTAACTGGCATTATAGACTTTCTAACGATCTCAAAATATCTTTCAAATCAACTATTAAATGCCAATTGAACTTTAGATTTGATCAAAAAATACAAATTTCGTATACTTACTACGCACCAGATAACAGAAAACGTGATCTAATGAACGTTATTGCTGTTGTAGATAAATTTTTTCAAGATGCTATGACAGAGAATCACTGTATACCAACAGATGATACCGATACTGTTGTCAACGTATCTTGTCTATATGGTGGCGTAGACAAGAATAACCCTAGGATTGAAGCTAGCATTGCGCAAACAACATTTGACAGACCAAAAATTGACATTTGCGCTTCTGATAAAACTTTATTAAATAAATCATAACGTTAAGTGATGATTCAACAAAACAACATTTAACATTTTCCAAAATAGGATTTAACATGAACAGTATAGAAAAGTGGATAGAAAGCAGACCAGAACCAATAAGATCTATTGCTAAAATTATTAGACCTGGTCAACCTATTTATTGTGAGTGCTGTGGAAAAACGCGCTATGTTATTTCCTATAATGAAGGCACTGTAGAACCATTAATCGGAACTGTGAATAAATGGCCTGGAGATTTGACAGACGAGGAGTTTGAGGATGAATCAATACGTACATATACCAATGTTTCAGTGTACATCGACTTAAAAACCATGACTCTAAGGGATCAATTTTCTAATACTCTTTACTAATTAAGGAAATAACATGGAAGTATCGAACCAATATGTTGACGAAGCAGCAAAAGGAATTCTTGATTCTAGAGCTAAAAAGCGTTTTATTAATGCTGTAACCAAAGTAGGGCGGCCAACTGAATATTGTGAAAAACTTTGCACTGATTTTTTAGCGCATCGTGCAATTGGCAAAACTATTGAACAATCACTGCTTGAAGTGGGTATTTCTGATACAACTTATTATAGATGGTTGCAAGAAAAGCCAGAATTTCGGGGTGTAGCTAAAAAGGGCAAGTATTTAGCCAAAGCTTTTTGGGATGAAATGGCTGAAGACAATGTCGACAATCGTAGCTTTAACTTTCTGCTCTTCGAGAGCCAATATAAGCGCCGTCATAACTGCTCAGAGTCAGCACCAGTAGATTGCCCTGGATTCTCAGAAGAAAATAGCGATGTTGTCAACATCCAGGCCATTTTTAAATCAATTGCAAATAAGCAGGTTTCGCCTGATGATGCCGCCAAACTAATGTCCTTGATTAAAACAAAACAAGAGGTTACAGTAATGCAGGAAATCTTGCCTCGGTTAGATCAACTGGAGCATCAAGTTAAGAATAATTAATCACCTATAGGGGGGGGGATGTAATGACAGAATTAACCGATAAAGAAGTCGAAATAAACAAAAAAGCAAACGATCTTCATGAATACGCAAAAAAGCTAGATCGTGATGTTTTAGCTTTTTTGTTTGCTAATATTTTTTCATCGTTAGGATGTCTGGACGCAAAGCTATACTACGGTGTTTTTGTACATTTATCTGAAATGCTCAACTTTAAAGGTAGATTTACAGGTATAAATAGCTTCCAATCATTGATGAACGTTTACAGCGATGCGTTAAATAGTTATCGAGAGGAGTTTTGCAATGACATTGATTAAGACCAAACAAGAGGTTACAGTAATGCAGGAAATCTTGCCTCGGTTAGATCAACTGGAGCATCAGGTTAAAAATAACTAATCACCTGTAAGGGGGTAAATAATGTCAAAAATAATAAAACTAGAAGGCGAAGCACACACAAAAATGCTTGAGTTATGGGGAAATTTAGAGCAAGCAAAATCTGCATTAAAAACTACTGAGAGAAAACGAGACCTAGCAAGGAATATGTTTTGGGTACATGTTGAAGAAAGTAACCCAATACTTGCTACAGATGGTGTCCAATTTTTAGAAAAAACAGGAGAGTTTAAAATATTTGAGGATGATGAATTAAATGAGTGGATGAATAATAATCTGGCTTTCTAATGGATGGATAGCATTATGGAAATAAAGTTTAATTTAGGAGGTGTATGCTTGGTAATTGTTTTAACATTCTGGGCATGTACTGCGATACACGCACATTATAGTATTAAAGAAAAGCATTCTATTTGTAAGCTAGTAAAAAATGATTAGTTCAACAACGCTGTACTGGTTTACGAGACTGGATGATTTCATTCTATCAGCTGCTAAAGAGTAATCAAAAAGCTTAGCGTGGTGGCGACTATGAGTTAGCTGCATATTATCAAAAATTGATGGAAGATCATGTACATCTTGAGAAAAAAAGAATGGGGATGAAATGAGCTTTAAAAAATCTATTGAAGGTTATAAAAAATTTAACCTTGAGCGAGGACATGCATATTTAAATGCAAATATAAAAAGTGATGTGGGAAAGCATGAAGTGTACATATATTGTCATGATGAGCATGATTTTGATTTGATAGAATCATATGGATATATGTCAAACGCATCAGTGAAATTATTTGATTTGGTATTAGTTGCAACTCACCAAGGAGCTAAACTATATTTCTATGATATACAGGATCAATTGGTTGATTTCAAAAATAGGTATTATCATAAGTATAATCGAAAAAAAATATTAGATTTTCTTTTAAAATTAGAAAAAAAGACTGGGTATAAATTACCCACTGAAATAATTAATAATTTTAAAGAGATGCAAGAATGAAGTGGATAAGCGTAGAGGATAGGGTTCCTTTTATGTACCAGCGTGTTCTTGTAGCTGTGATAGAATGTGATAAAATTCAAGAGCACCCTAACATTCAAATTTTAGTTTTTCTTGATAAAGATACTACTTATTTTGAAAAATATAATTTATGGTTGCCAATATGGGATAAGGTAACCCACTGGATGCCGCTTCCGGAGTTGCCATGACACATAAAGATATTTTAGATGATTTGTTAAACTATTATAATTTTTTTACTCCAGATGGAAAGTTTTTTCCTAAAAATGAAGCTGATAAGATTGCATGCATGGCACTCCTATCACGAGCTATTTATATAGCAAACAGCTGGTTTAAAAAAGAGGTAACTTATGATGCATACCTTGTAAAATACTCTAAATCAGGATTTAAAGGGAATATTTCAGAAGATTTTTATAGTATTAATAAGATTGGATATTTTGAATTTGACTATAAGGTAGTAATAGAATAATAAAAAAACTTGAAATAACAGGCTATAAATGTTAGTTTAATGTTCAATAGTGGTAGCTAATGGATTAGTTATCAAGCAAGGAGCAGAAATGAAAAAGACAGGGAAAGTCGATATCAAAAAGGTTCGTAAAGCGTTAAGCATCGCACGAAATTCAAAAGATATAGATCTAAAGAAAATGCTAGGTGGTTTAATGGATAGCAATTCTGCTAACCGTTCACTAGCTAATCGTATTGTTCACCCATCAAAGTAAAGGAAATACTATGCATGTTGATGTTGTAGATTATGTTATTGATTTAACAAAAGTAATTGCGGTTGGTGCTAATAAAAGCAAGCTATATAAAAATGACACTACTTATACAGTATACTTTAGTTGTAATACTTTAGAGGTAAGAGAATCCGTATTTCCACGTGAAAAATTTATTAATGACTGGCTAGGTAATACAAAGTCTAATTCTAAACCACAAAAAACTAAAACCAAAACCAAAAATAAGGAGTAGTTATGAAGTCTGTGTCTGCCCGCATTCTTGAAGATAGCAAACCTAAAGAAATCAAAAATGAAACTGTAACCACTCACCCAGCTATGCCAGATATTAAACTAGGTGTAGATGATAACAATAGCAAACAAAAGAATGTTTATAAATTTTGAGTGCATTAAGCCTTAAACGTATATTGGCTAAGCTTGAAAGGAAGATACATGCTAAATTCACAGAAAATGTGGAGTTGATAATAGCTACAGATGAGCAAGACTTAAAAAAACAAATGGATTTGTTATGCGAAGCATCACCAAATGGGTTAAAAGTGTATGTGATACTATTAAGCGATTTTATAAAGTCATCTCATACAGAAAAGCATTGTCAGCCTGTGACACAGCAGGATATAGAGAAGCATATGTATGCTTTATCTCTACTAAACTAGTATGGGTGCAATACTTTTTAAAACCTGGTTTCCAGCATTGTATAATTATTTACAAGCTAGAATCAGGTGCTTTATTAGTAAATTTTAAGGTTAATAAAGCAGATATTATAACGTTAACAGACTCAGCTTATGATAGATACTTAGCTATATGTTTAAACAAAGGGGGGCATATCCTAAAGGTACGAAACCGGTCGCCAAAAGCTATCACTGGTTTCGTGCCCACTTTATGGAAGCCAAATAATTGTGTTTTACTTGTTAAAAACATGTTAGGCATAAAAGCTAATACCGTATGGACGCCGTATCAGCTTTACAAGCACATCAAGGAAAACTACGAATACAAGGAGGTATAAAATGAGTGGTGGAACAGATCCAGCGTTACAGCAACAAGAGCAGCAAACTGAAGCTGAAAATAAGAAACTACAAGCACAAGAAGCATTACAAAATACAAAAACACAAAAAGACCAGTTAGAAAACATGCGCAGGATGCGCGGTGGTTCTAATGGTACAGGTAGTGGTGGAAATACTACACTAGGTTAAAATTAGTACAAGGATGTACAGATGATCGATCCTAAGCGCATAAAGGAAAGATACGCAAAAGCAAAAGCAAAAGCTGAGTTATGGTATAGCAAATTACAAAAGTGCTATGAGTTAACTATGCCTAATAAAGCTAACTTTACTATAAAGAAACAGACTCCTGGCCAGCAAAAAACACAATATCTTTATGACTCTACAGCAGCTCTCGGTCTTTCTAAGTATGCAGCCAACCTGCAAAACCTTTTATTTGGAGTTAAAGACTGGGCTAAATTAGTTCCTGGAAAACTGGTTAAAGAAGGTAAGACTAATATCGACTTAAGCCAAGCAGAAAAGCAGTGTGAAGACTATACAGAACTGTTTTTTGAAAAGCTTAATCAATCAAATTTTCAAATGGCAGTTTATCAGTGCATCATGGAAATGGGTATTTCTACTGGTGTGCTGCTAGTTAACGAAGGAGACTTTAAGCAACCCTTTAAGTTTACAGCTATTCCATTACACGAGGTATCAATCGAAGAAGGTCCAGACAACACAATACAGAATGTGTATAGAGAGTACAAAATGACTGCATCTGTCATTGCGCAAACTTGGCCAGAATCAACAGTTAGCAAAGACCTAGAAAATAAGCTAAAGAAAAATCCAGCAGAAGAAGTTTCATTATTAGAAGGAACTGTATTTGATCCTTCTGCACCCAAAGGGAAACAGTATTGCTATTTTGTCATGGAAAAAGATAAGGATGGATTTCTTTTTTATGAAGAGCGTTCTTATTCACCATGGATCGTGTTTAGACCAAAAGTTATTGCGGGTGAGTTATTTGGTAGGGGTATTATCTATGACTTACTTCCATCAATTAAAGAACTTAACTTAACAATGGAATACTTATTAAGATCAGCTAGCTTTAATGCAAATCCAATCTTTATGGTACAAACTGGATCTGAAATAAACCCATATACAATGCGTTTAAATCCAGGTTCAATCGTCCCAGTACAGCCAGGACCTTCACAAAATGCCATATCACAATTAAGTATTACATCAAATGCAAATGAAATGTTGGCATTACGCGAAGAGTTGCGTGGAACGATCCAAGAATCACTTAATCTTAATCCAATTGGTGATACGCCCACAGCTGGTGACCCATCGCAAACAGCTACAGAAGCAAATCTACGTAATCAAGAATACATAAAGCAAAACCAATCTATGTATAACCGCCTTCAATATGAGCTTAACCAGCCATTGTTCAAAGTATGCTGGCATATTCTATACCGGTTGGGAATGGTGCCAGCACCAGTTATAGACGGTCAACACTTAGCAGTCGAGTTTAACTCACCTGTACAAGATATGGCTAGACAGGAAGATATACAAAAAGCAGTGCAAGCATCTAGCATTATTCAGCAGATACTTGGGCCACAACTTGGTGAGTATGGTGTTATGTTTGGTATGGATGTAACAGAGGTTCCAGAATTTGTGCTGAAAAAGCTTGGTGTTAGTTATGACTTATCAAGAGATGCTTTAGGCAAAGCTAAAATGCTTCAGGCTGTGCAAGCCTTAACAGGTCAAAATCCACAGCAACCACAAGGTATGCAACCCAGTCCAGCTGCCCAACCTCAACCAAATAAACAGCAATCATTTGTAGGTGTATAATACTATGCTAGATTTCGATTCTAATATTGACAATATAATAAATTTGAGAGAGTCACAGAAGAATGAACAAGAAAAACATATAAAGCATTTAAATAAGCTTGCTTACGAGGCATTTGAGGTAAACCCAGCAGGTAAAGAACTTCTATCACACTTTATAGCTGCGATTATGATTCCTTTAGAAGAAGAGCAGCTAAAGGATTTACGATTCCATATGGGAACTAAACAGCCATTTAAGCGCTTTCTACAAATGATATCTGATCACAAAATGAATTTAACGGGGGTAAATAATGGATAGTGAAGTAACAACAGAATCAAATATGCAACCAACATTTAATGCGGAAGCATCCCAGGTTAGCTCTACCCACAGTGAGCAAACAACTTCAGCTGATAACACGCCTGCCGATCCCCCCCAGAGTGAGAACGCAGAGACTATATCAGCTGAAGATCCTAATTTGCCAGATTATGTAATCAAAGGCACTTTTGGAAGCGAATCAGATCAAGCGAAAGCATACCCTGAACTTCAGAAATCAACTAGCAAGAAAATACAACAATTAAGTGAGAAGCTTAAAGGTTTTACTGGTGCGCCCGAGGATGGTTACACATTTGAACTATCTAATGAGCTGACTGAATCTGGTTTTGAATTAGATCAAGACAATGCATATTTCAAAGATTTTGCTGAGCAATGTAAAAAAGCCGGTATGAACCAAGAAACATTTCAAAATCAAATGAGTATTGCAGCTAATTATATTCATAACTCTGAACAAGTTAGAGTTGATTATGTAAACAATGCCATCGAGAAACAAATACAACAAGATTTGGATACGATGTCAAAAGAAACTAAAGATAATTTTGTAAATAATGTTAATGTGGCTAGTAATATTAAAGGGGTTACTGCTGAAGAATTAAATCACTTCGCAGATAATCTGGATACATCAATGATTGAGACATTTAATAAATTTATGTCTGATAGAAGAAATACAAGCGTACCGGTTAACACATTAGCATCATTAGATTCTGCCTCATCAAGACGGGAAGAATTAGCACGTATACATAAGATGCCACATGGTCCTGATAGGCAAGCAGCGCAAGATGCTCTTAATGAACGTTATCGCAAAGCTAGTTATTGATTCATCATATAGATGATGCCAATAGCAGCTAGTACTACAACAAATAGTAGTTCTGAGACTAAAAACCAGATCATTTTTTTCTCTCCTTGCTAGGTCCAAAGTAGTACGTTACTGTTTGAATAAACACAGTACTTAATGAACCGATTAATAGATCAATTATTTCACTATTCCTTGGTGCAATAGAATCAAAGAACAATAAAAACACGACAGCAAAAAAACCAAGCATGACAGATATTGTTATAACGGATGGCATCTTATCTTTTAAAACAAGCTCACGATTTCTAGCATCGGCTCGATCTTTTTGATGAATTGATTCAATATTTACCTTATAAGTATAGTCTAAATCTTTTATTTTGACTATTTGCTCTTGAGAGGCGCTATTTAGTGCGTTTTCTAGCTCCATATCAGATGGATTATCTTTACCAGGTAAAAGTATAGATGCAATTGTTTTAGTCGCTACAGCGCCAACAGGGCCTCCAATGAGACCCCCGATGACTGGTGCGAACTTTGATATAATATCTTTAAGCATTGGCACTTCCGAAAAGAACACGCATGGCTCTTTGTTTAGCTTGATAGATACTCGTCTTATCAGGGTTTGGACCCCAGAATTTATGGTAGTATTCCACCATGCCATCAAAATCATGTATTTCAGGTATGGGTTCTGGGAATCTAGCGTAGTGAATACGCGCCATAGCAGTAGCTAGCTTCATATCCCATATAAGATGATCAGCTTCGGGTGGTGATCCAAATCCAGTTATCTTTAATAGCTTATCTCTAACACCTTTGCGGAAGCGTAAGTTATTTTCCCAGTTATCATAATAGGTAGCTGGTTCCATTTGATAAACACCCATTGCAGGGCCATCATACTTTTGCATAATAAAGGTACCAAGCTCGCTTTCAACTGCCATTGTAATAATCAACAATAGAACTGCATTCTCGGAATACATACCCAACTCCTTAAGAGTGGGTATAATTATATGCTTTTCTAACTGTAAACGATTTATCAAGCATACCTCCAAGCATTTGTCCCTGGTACGGGATTGTCTGCTAATGTAGATGGTGTAATTGGTGTATTAGCATCCCAAGCAGCTTGTGCAGTTGCAGTTGCTTCACCTAGATAGCTTTCTCGGATAAATATATATAATGCTTCATATGCATCTAAGGGATGAGTTGCCCCAGATGCAGCAGATCCAATTGAATGAGTAGCATTAACTTGAATCCATGATCCAGATGGATAAGGCTGTGTAGGAACACCAGCTATAAAATCACCAACTCTAAAGGTGCGTGTATTATCTAGCTGAGTCTGGACGCTAACACTACTACTACCATTCCAGTAAGTAATATAACCAGCACCAGAATCAGATATAGTTGCATCAGTTGTAAAATTATTTATCATTCCTTGAATATTTGTATCTTCAGATGCAGTTATATTCCAACATGGAATGTTTGCTGCTCCAGAAGATGATAAAGATGTAGCTGCTAAGAATATATTATCAAGTTCATTTTGAACTGTTGTATTACTATCTTTATAATATCCAACTAATGATGCACCTTGAGGTGTAGATGTAGATGCTAATTCAGTTTTTAAGGCTGCGGCACTTCCTGTTGACGCAATAGGGACACTTACCCAGGCAGTACCATTCCATGCCATCACAGTATTTATGCCACCAGATGGGGCAACAGGCAATGGAAATGTAAGCATAGCTTCCGTTAATGTACCACTTGTTGTTAGTAATGTTTTTTCATAAGTTACAGCTAAGTTATTTAGCTTATAATCAGCATCAATATTTTCTAGGTAGAAGTTATTATTAATTAGGTTTAAGTCGGTTTCAGTAATAGCTGCACCTGGGTTGAATTGTCCTGGTTGATCAATTATTATTGATCTGAATATAAACACTGTTATCCCATCATCTGGAGCTGTGGAAAATGTCAACACATATGAGGCATCAGTAATTGTGCCAATTGTATAACCGGTTGTTTGTAGAACAGTTCCAAAGTATACGGATACATCAGTACTCGCTTGAATCCATTGTGGAATTGTATATTCAGTTGCACTTGCAGCTGTAACAAATGAATAGGCAACCTGTGTTGCTGGTGTAGTTGGCATTTTAACTCCTCCTTGAGTTATGTTTATTTATTATACTACTATTGTACTAAAGGTGTAACCCCATACTTTTGATGTAATTGATTCATTTGAGACTCATAATTTTCATTATGAGATAAAGCAAGTCCATAATTTAAAGCGATCTGTGCTAATGGGGTATTAATTACAGGAACATTTTTAGTTTTTAAACTAGATAACATTATACTAGACAACTTCTTCTTTTGATGCTTATCGCCGAAAACACTACCTGTCATTTCTTGTATAATACCTAAAAGGCTTGTTGCAACACCAGCACCAGGGCCTAATATTTGGCTTGATAATTTATTAGGTGATCCTGTTAAAGCACCGATTGCATCACCATACATGCCTAATGAACTAAGCATCGAATGTGTCCACATATACTCTGCATTAGCACGTTCTTTTGGATTGTTACTAAATAAACTAGGCATACTTGTATTTGAAACTAGGTGTTTAGCACGGTCAGATATATAACTAGCTAACATTATTCCAGATATTGTTGATATTATATTTTTATAAGTTTTAAATTTTTTAAATCCTCCACCTAAAGCTATATCTCTATGAAGTATATTTCTCATGAAACCTATAGCGTATGATTTAAATTGAAACATTAAACCTGTTAGTGGTCCATGGCTACCTTGGAATGCTCTTTGCGATATGTCAGAAGATGGAATAGTGAACCGATATGAATCATGGTACATACTTAATGCTTTCTGATAAAGTTGATCTCTTGATAAATCAGTTTTCTTCATGTCATCATTAGAAGCATCTAACACAGTATCAGGGGATAGGTAACTGTTTTTATCACCAAGCTTTTGGTGTCCTTTTCTCCATATATCCCATTCACCTGGTGTAAAGCCATAAGTATTTAAAGTATTTTTTGTAGCATCATCCAACTTATCAAAGCTAAGGTGAGCACGACGAGCCAGTGCATTACCCCAACCAGCAAATGACGCCTTCCTCATTAATTTATCCCAGTGCTTTAAACCATTCCAATTCATTTGAGTATTAACAGCTTTAGACATTTTACCACTAAAATCACTCATCTCAGAACTAAATCTATGGCTACCAACGAAGTGATTGCTTAATACGCCCATTGTTTGGTAAAACTCTTTTCTGTTATCATCAGGTATCATTGATTTAAAAATAGTATTGAATTTTTCTCCCAGTGAAGCATCAAATTGGGTGGACATCGTGCGCCATTGATTAGGTACATCTCCAAAAACATTTAATGTGCTTAAACCCATTTTGACTAAGATAGTTGCTGATTGTATGTTATGAACAAAAGATCCTAACCAAGTATCTGAATCACTACGCATCTCACCTTTTAAATAACGCATCATTGTTTTCATATGCTTAACTGCTTTTAGGGTAGGGGCATAGGCTTTAGGGTTCTTTTCAAGTATGGATTTTGTTAATTTATTTAATGTTTGCTCTGGGTTTGCGCCAAATCTATCAGTTAAAGCCAAGCTGTGAGCAGTTGATCGAGCATCACGATAGATACTATCTAAAACATTACCAGCACCATAATTTTCTTGATAGTCAACCCATGATCCACCATCTTTGAAAAATAAATGACGCTCTGACCTTTGAATACGATCAGCTAGTGAAAATCCTTTTGTTTCGCCCTCACGAGGGGTAATAATTTTGTCAAAGGTTTCACGAAGAGCATCTTTTACTTCTGAATCATTATCCCAATCAATGCCCAGCAAAGATAATCTTTTGTCTAATCTAGGTTTGATAAAATCATGCCATTTATTAAATGCAATATCCATTTTTGATACATGTAATTCTTTTGAAGATAGTTTTGTAACATAGTCTAAACCATGCTTAGCTAACATAGCCTTATGTATACCTTTGGGATTCATAATCCTCATTACATCATGATATTGCCTTGATACACGTCCTGCTAATTCGGTTACTGTTAGGCCATGTTTGCGCATTAGTTTAACTGTATCATGATTATATTTTGTTATAACACGAGCAATTTTACCTGTTAGGTTATCTGTATAATTTTCACTTAAAACTTGATCAATAACATCTCTTTGATTTTTTTTATCTTTTAGAAACTTAAATCCTTCCAATTTTTTAAGTTCAGGTTCTATAGATCCTTTGCTTTTCAATATAGTGCTCAAAAACGCTGACTCAGAAGAATCAAGATTCTGTCTAGCTCCTATGCCTTTATGATCTCTACCTGAAAACCAAACACTACTTAATTTTTTAGCATCGTAGTTATGTTCAACCATTTCTTGATTTCTTTTAGCATAAGCAAGAAGATTTAGACGAGCATTTTTTTTATCCTCATCAAGTGCTTGCTTCATTTTCTCAGTAACGACATCAGATGCTTTATCTAAAGCAGATTGTGTATCTAGAGTCTGGTCGCTGCGCAGTAATTTTCTAGCTTCATGTTTTATTGTATTTACAACTTTTTTAACGCCATCCTTATTCATATCTTTAGTAAGATCAGCTAAATCGCCAACTTTATCACTCTTTATAAAATTATATATATTTTTTACACACTTATTGCTCATAATCCATTCCCTAGTAAGCATGTTTTAATCATATCAAAAAACTTTTGCTGCCCTGCATCATTTTTTTCTGCCTCATCAATACTATTAATCTCATCAAAATCCTCTGTATTTAACCTTCCATTATCTAAATGTTGCTGTAATTGATGATCCATATCTTCTATTGTAGGCGTTGCTTGAGAATAGGGCTGGTCATCTTTGGTGATATCATCGATAGATGGTGTTGCGGATTCATCACCAATATTATCAGAGTCATTGATAACACTATCAGCCATATTATTAATTGGACTTGTTAAATCGTTCTTTTCTGCTGTTTTATATTCTAAATTACTTTGTGCATTATCAACATCTAACTTTTTATTAGCAAAGTCATCTAACGCATCATTAATAGCAGGTAAGTGTTTGGAATATAATGGCATTGATTTTACAGGCGTATCATTAGACCTAATAGCAGCTGCACGATTATTTAGTACATCTTGATTTTCAGGTGTGTAGTCATCTTTATCCATCTGATCAATGATATCTGCTTCGTTTTTTGGATCATGCAAGCTTTCGATTAGTTTTCTATCATCTGGATGCACAATGTAACTACGTAATTTCATAGCATCAGAAATAGTTTGAGCTGGTCCAAAATTGTAACTGCTACTTTTTAACGTAGTCGATAGTTTATTTATATTATCGCCAGTTTCAGGGGACAGGCCATTTGTGGCTTTAATTTTCTCAATTGATTCAACTAATCTTGGTAAAGGTGTTTTTAGCGCCTCATTTTTTAGTTTATCAGAGTCTAACTCACCATATTCATCATTTATGTTACTTAAAATCCCCTTAATATTGTCTTCTGAACTGCTTAAATTAGTCTTAGCTTGATCAACATTATCTTGCAGTTGTTGCAATGGTGATGGGATATTAGATTTATCCTCATCTGGTAATTGCTCATAGGCAGCTTGTTTAGATTTAACCTCATCAATAGCTCTATTTTGGTCAGCCATGATGTGAACTTCCACATTGACCTTCTTACCTGCTGAAGCCTGTTTAATGGCTGTATCAGCTGAAGCTTGTACTGCTTCGTCTTTAACAGGTGTATCATTTTGAACGCTTACCGCATCTTCTGTTAGTGTTTTAGGGTTAAATTTACCTTTTACACCTTTCCATATATCGTTCAATACAGGGCCAGCAACTCCGCCTGCAGCACCCATTGCTGTCCAATTTGTTATATTGCTCATATAATCATTAAGTGACATTTGATTAGGGCTACCAGCTTCCACACCTGCTTTAATAGCTCCGGTAGCTGCTCCACCTAATGCACCAGATATAGTACCCTTAATGGCACCTTTTACTAATCGTGCTCCTAATGCTGTACCGGCTTCACTTTCAAGCATTGTAGCTACACTTGGTAATGCTGCTTTTAATCCAATCTCAGCAATACCACCACCTGCTATAACTGTTGGATCATATAGACTTCCAACAAATCTTGATGCTCCTGTGGAGTACCAGTGTTGGTCGTCTGTTGGTACTTTTGATGCAGTTTGCTGTAATGATGTTCTTAATTGTTTTTGCTGTTCAATATCACGATTATATTCATCTTGGCCATAAAACAATTCACGCTCACGGGCTACTGCCGTACCTGCAAATTTTAGCGGCATGCCAAGTGCTAGATTTGATCCCAAGCTACTTAGTGTTCCTGTTTGATCTTTAGAGCCTATTAAATTTCCTGTAGCGTCAGGTTCAGGGGTGTTTTGTAATAAGCCTGTATATGATTCGCTTCCATCTGATAGCTTAGATAAATCATCATCTACTGGCTGTTGATTATCCGATATCATGATATGCCCTCGATACTATATTATTATGCACATATTCTTGATAATCTGATGGTAAGGATCCAGGGTTAGCTGCAGTATTAAAACTAAATGCATATGGTTTCTTATTTTTAAAATAAAATGGTTTACCATTTGACTGAACAAGCATCAATCCATTACCAGATGGGGTATTTACCCATTTAGAATTATAAATAGCTTTTTTAACATCTATATTATTTTCTAAATTTGCTTGTTCCGGTGCCTTGTTTTTATAATAAGCCATCATATTCTTAACTGTGTCGTAGTTTATTGGTGATTGTGTATAACCACCTGAAGGATTTTTATTCATAATTTGGTATGGAACTCTAATACCATCTTGAGCACCTTTCTGATAAAGACCATTTAGCACATCATTTATAGCCTGTTTTGTTGTATTATTACTTCCAAAAAATGGCATGCCTGAACTTGGAGCATCCCACTTTTTACCAGCCTTATTAAGCCTAGATACTGAAGTATCTATAATTGTGTCAACTAATCCATTCAACATATTTGAAGTAGCAGATCCAGGATTTTTATTTAGGTTACTAATAAGATCACTTGGCAAGTTATTAATAATATCTTGTCTTGCTGTACTATAAGATAGTTTGTTCCCATCATAAGCCAAATCACTAAATACTTTACTAGAATTCTGTTTTATCATATCCTGACCATTTGCCATATCAGTAATTAAACTGCTATCTTTTGTGTTACGCATGATCTGTGCTGATAAGAGATCTTGATATGGTAGCTTTGCATGAATTAAAGCACGCTGCACTGCTCCCCAGTTATTACCATAGTTTTGCTGTGCAGTTGTAATTGCTTGTATACGATCAATAGGATCTTTAGCATTTAAATCATTGACGATATTTTTAGCTTGGTCTGCACTTATAAGCGTTTGATGTTGACCATCTATACCATGGGAATTTTGTAGTTGTAATAGGTGAGTATTGGCATCATTAAGTGACTCAGATACTTGTGGTGATCTTAATGAGGTAAAGTTAGTCATGGGATCATTGATACTATTATGAAACTCAGTTTGTAATTGACCATTAGATACCTTAGGGTCATTAGATTGTAACTTACTAGCTGTGTTTGATATATAACTTTGTGCAGGTTGTGTGTTACTAATACTAGAGTAGGGGTCGTTATTAATATATTTTTTGTAAGAATTGAATTGAGATAATAATTGTGTTTTTACCATTTGGCTGGCATTTGCATCTAGTCCAGGAATAGTAAATGTTTTATGTGGATCAGAATTTTCATCAATAAAACCTTGTACGGAACTTAAACCACGTGATGTATAGTCCTGGTAATATTTGTATGCTACTGATGCTGCTTGCACTTTATCATTATATGCAGGAAAAATTTTTGCTGGCACAGTGGACATAAAATTAGCATCTATATGGCCAGTATTATTAACAGCAACAAGATTATTAGCCATATTAACTTTCATTTGCGATGCATCAGCAGAAATTGATTTTCCTATTTGAGATGACATTCTATTTAAAGTTCGTGTTACTTTTTCACGATCTAAAGCTGACATATTATCATTAAGGCTTACTTGACCGTAGACTTTTTGCATACTAGCATCGGTATCAAAATTTTCAGGGTATTTTTGTATTTCACTTGCAATAATAGGCTTATCTTTATCATCTGCATCATTATATCTTTGTATTAAACCTTGCATCCTGCCATAAATAGAAGAATTTAAAAAATTTACAGCATTAGTTCTTTTCAACTCTGCTGCTTTCATGGGATCACCAGAAATTGTAGCTAAATGATCTGCTACTTGTTGTGCACTTTGGTATATATCATAAGATGTTTTTTGTGATTGATCTCTTCCTGATCCCTTTGGAACCATCCATGACTGAGTCATAAGATTACTGGCTTGATTAGATAGCTGGTTATAGTTATTTAAAGCATCCGCAGATGCTTGTGATCTTTGATAAGTTCCAACCCTATTAGCAATCCTAGATCCATATGAAGTACGTGCACTTTCAAATATTTGATCCATATATGGTTTCATTTTAGGATCAATTGTTTGTGATGCTTGATTATAGTATTTTGTTACAGCAGTATTAAATTTTGCAAGATTACCATATTTCGGATCATCTGATATAGGCTGATTCATTTGTTCATTATATGCTTGACTTACTCTTCCTATTATCTGAGATGATGCAATTCTATCAGATAAGGGCTGCCCAGCACGATTATAAGCACGACCAGCTTCAGTTAAGTTTGATTTTGGAGACCAAGCTAATCCTTGTTTAGAAGCATCTTGTTGGCCTTCTTGTGCTTCTTTTTGGTTAACACTTTGCTGTGCCATACCAAATGACTTTTGTGCTAATTTACCGTACAGATTTGCTCGTTCTTCATCAGACTGAGCCATGGGTGAATCACCCGATCCAACCTGCATTTCAACAGATGGGTTATATTGTGGATAATCGCTCATTAGTACCACTCCACGCTATGCTTTAAGTAATAATCATAATCACCTTTAGGTGACATATAAGTTTGATCAATTTTTTTATTAAAGTCATCATTGGGCTCATCATTTGATGACGTTTTCCCTGAGGGGCTACTTTTACCAAAACTAACCATATTAGCAGCATCACCAACTGAAGATATAAGGTTTCCCCATAGTTGTGTATGGTATTGAGACTGGGCAGCATCCATTTTTTCTTGTATCTCAGACTCTTGATAAGATAAATTTATATTGGCTATATTAGTATCTTGTGCAAAAGCATTGTAGCTTGCATCAGATAGTGATTGGTATGTACCACTACTTAATGACATGCCTGAAGCAACAGCCCTAGCTTTTTGGGATGATTGTGCTTGCTGTTCTTGTTTATCACGAGATATTTGGTCTTGCGAAGATTTGGCCTTTGCCTGTTGTTCTTGAAGTTGCAAAGCTTGTTGCTGTTGTTTTTCTGCCTGTCCTTCTTCATGAGCTTGCATAGCTTCACCTGCTATGCCTGCTCCTGCTGAAATTGCTGCTAATATTCCTGCGCCCGCCATAGTTTTTCCTTAAACTGTTAACTCCACAGATACACCTAAAATATTCATAGATAATGGTGCATCCTGCTCTATTATAACATTAACTGTACGACTCCATCCAAGTTTTATATTTGGTGATGTATAAATTCCTGATTGAAAAGTTGCACTAGTCAATGTAGGTAATGATTGGTCACTAGTGCTCAAATATTTCATCGGCACGCTCTTTCCATTTACCTTAAATGATAATGACTCATAATAATGAATATATATTTTGTTTATTTTCTTTTTAGTATAAAGAGTATCGCCTTGTTGAGTCATAAGATGTGCTGGTAATGTTTCAAGCTCTTGCTTAAATTTATATCCAAAATAATACTTGCTATCAATAGGGAAAACACCAGTAACATTTCCAGAACCATCGCATGACATTTCACCTATATACATTGGCACATATGGTTCACCAGGCCATGCTACTACACTAACATCAGTTTGTGAATAAGAATTACTTGGTAGGGTGATTGTCTGTTCCGCAGTGCTACCAGAGATGTTGTCTACTTCACTATAAGCATCTAAATTAATATTCCAATCAATTTCTTCAATACCATAATAAGATAATATGAAAACTCTTTTATCAATACTAACAACATTATAAACATCTTTATTAGTCATTGCTCTGCTTGTTTTGCTCCATGCAGATATGTTCTGATCAATCATAGTTTGATAAATAATCAACTGATTGTCCACAACGGATAATAAAATATTAGTTGGAAATAAATCATTATCTGTATATGCACACATATCTGTAGGATTGTTAATCAAGTGGGAACTCATGATGGATTCATCGCTTGATATGTATCCAGTTGAACTTTCATTGCTTGAAAATGACATTACTGATTTGCCACCTTGCTTGATATAAAACGTTCTATTATCCAAGGTTACAGGTTGCAATTCTGTGCTTCCATTGCCAGTTTGCAAAGAGATTGATATATTAGAAGGGGTTAAAACATTGTTGCTCCATAAGCTCGTTGCATATTCAGATTTATTTGTAAATATTTGAAGAGATTTAGATGAAACAATATTTTGTATATTTCCACCTTCTTCTGATCCTATTGTAAAACTTATAGCATCTGAATCTAAACCATCACCTGGGCTAAAGTCTCTAAAATCACCAATAGCACTCATAAATATAGTTTGATTAATGCTAGAACCACCAGCTAATATAAGGCGATCTTGAAATATACTGATACAAGCAGGCCACCCGTTAGTTGTGTTATAAGCTGTTTGTGTAAGATTACTTACACTTCCCTTGAGCTCACCCAAAGGTCCAGATGTTGGTACTGGATCTATAGCTGCAAATTCTGAATCAATTCTTATGGATACAGAAGTTGAGCTTATAAATTGTGTTATTTGACCTCGTCCTATACCGTCGCTTGTTGATGGACCTAAAGACTCGAACCATCCCCCAACATAATCAGCTGTAAATCCACCAAAAGATCCCATCGTTTTTATAGTTAAATTAGCATCAAATGCAGCATCTGGGGAAGTTATTTTTACTGTATCTAGGTTGAATACAGTATCATCATAATTTATGTCATACTCATAAGTTGGAGGGTTTTTAAATGTTAAAGTTGATGTGCTAAAATCTTCTTCAATAACCATAGGTTGGTTTTGTCCATCAGATAAATAAAATTTATTTTGATGAGATATACCTTTCACTGTACTTGGATTTATTAATGTATTGGATATTGTGTTTGAATCACTAACAATATCTACGTTTTGCATATAAATGCTTCCAGATCCTACTATAATAATAAAATTTTTGTTAGATGATTCCCATCCAAACATTCTAGTTGGCAAGGCAAGAGTTGGTATCGCAAACAAAGAAGATCCAAACCTACTTTTTACTGAACCGCCAGGCTGTACTATTAAATTTTGTATTGTTTTTGCTGACTTATTATAAAATTGCAAATCAGATCTAGCAAATAACTTTGGGTCTAATTCACCATGAGTAAAATCATGGTTAGTTACTATTTCCCCCATGACAAATCCTTATGTCCAATGCTCATTCCAAATTGTTTGATCTACTATAGTAGGACTAGGTTGCGCCGTAAAATCTCTATTCATGGCAATAGCTTTTTGGCTAATCATTCTTTCTGACCAGAATTGTGCTCGCTGTTCATTTTCAGTTAATAATAATGCTGCTTCAGCCGCTAGCGTATAAGCCATTAATTTTGTAAAGTATTCAGGGAATTGACCTTCATCAACGTTATAAATATATTGCATTTTAAAACTGCTACTTTGATTGCAATATAATCTGTTTTCGCTAAGTATTTCATAATTACAGATTGGATATACTTGGTATGCAGTTATATAATCTACAGGTATATAATACTCATAAGACCATCTTGGGTCGTCTGGCGTATTAGGTGATTTAACTAATAGGGCCCATTTTTTTGCAAAACTCCAATAGCCACTTGCTAACATATCTTTTTTTTCAGTGTCGTATAGATTAGACATTGCGGCAACCACTTCATCTGATATATCTAAAGTATTAACTGATGGGTTACCAAGGTAGTTTAAAGCTTTATTTATAATGCTCAATTTAGTAGCCATACTCATCCTTAAGCAAGAATAAGGTAGCTATACAATTATAACTACCTTATTAGTTTTTATGGTCGGAATACAGTGATATTTACTGTAAAGCTTGATCCAGTTGTTGTGCTATAACGTAAAGAAACGTCATCAGTCCCAGCAGATGATCCATGAACTGTTACTGTTCCACTATCTGCAAAGCTTACTTGTGCTTGAACAACATCAGTTGCTACA